CTCCCGGCACTCCGGGTGCAGCGGGCGGTCAAGGTCCAGCGGGACCGGCAGGTCCAGCAGGACCAGCAGGACCAGCAGGCGCTCCGGGAACTCCAGGTGCAGCGGGCGGTCAAGGTCCGTCGGGCCCATCAGGAGCAAAGGGGGCCCAAGGCCCACAAGGCCCATCAGGCCCAAGTGGCCCGGGAACACTAGCAGGCACAGGCGGCCAAGTTGCATATTTTTTATGTTCTACTAAAGTAACAGGCAATGCCAACTTAACAGTTTCCTCTAACAATAGAACTAACTCATATTCCAATTTAAATGTTGGTGGAACTCTTTATGTCAGCGCAGGTAGTGCTGGCAGCAAATGTTGCACAGGTATAAAATTTGCACCATGCAACCCAGGCGGCGGCAGTGGCGATGCTGCGTGGATTCGTTATTGGGCACCTAGTTCAACTAATGAGTCAACAGTACTTGAACTAGGTATATCTAATGACGCAGGGGCCGGTGGCGATCATATTTGGCTTAATACTGGGGCTGGTGTATACATATCCAAAGCAAATCAAGCATTTACTTCAGTATTTACTCCCTCATGTAATGCTCTGCAGGTGAATGGAGATATTGGAGCACAATACGGATACTTTACAGGCAATGTAGCTGCATTTTATTCTTCGGATGCTAAATTTAAAGAAAATATACAAGACATTCAAGATGCTATCGGTATTGTAAAAACAGCAGGCGGTAAGACCTACAACTGGACTGACTCATATCTTAATGCTAGAGGCGGTGCTTGTAATTATTTTAATAGAAAAGAAGACTTCGGTATCATTGCTCAAGATTTACAAGCAGTATTTCCTTTGGCTGTAAGAACTAGAGAAGACGGTTCTCTAGCATTAGATTACGAAAAATTAGTGGCTGTAGCATTCCAAGCTATTAAAGAACAACAAGTTCAAATCGATGAACTTAAAGTTCAAATAGAAAATTTATTAAAAAAGCTAGGTGATTAAACTATCCTGCCCAACAATAAATACACCATAACAGTGAATATTTAATACCCAATGGCTGTCCTTACCCCCTTACTGCAAGATACTTCACCTAGCGCAGGTACTACACACATTGTTGTGTGCGAAGCCAGCGCTCAAAAATATATCACAATTTCTCAGTTGCAGACATTGATAACTACACAAGGAGCAGCAAGCGGATCTGTAGGGCCCACGGGTGCAACAGGCCCGAGCGGTCCTTCAGGTCCTAGCGGTATAGGAACAATAGGCCCCACTGGACTAACCGGGGGAGTTGGTGTAACTGGGCCAAGCGGTCCTAGTGGACAACGAGGTGTTAGTGGTCCTAGCGGAGTTGCTGGGCCTATTGGTCTACTTGGGCCTAGCGGTGTAACTGGTGCTACAGGACCTAGCGGAGCCAGCGTCGGGTCTTATACTGCTACCAATATTGCAGGCGGATTGCCAGGAAGCATATTATATCAATGTGCTACTTGTAAAACAGGATTTATCAACATAGGCCCTAGTGGTTATGTATTACAGTCTAACGGCTGCATAGCTACTTGGGTCAATACTCAAAATTTTGCACCAAGTGCAGCAGCCTCTGCCAATGCAGTCTACATAAACACATTAACTAATTCTGATCTTAATACCTATTATCCTACTATGGTCAGGGGTGTGGGGGCAAATTATTCTGAATACGCATCAGGAAGTTTAAGTTTCGTAGGCAACACTGGTCAATTATCAACTCCAAATCTAAAGGTAAACTGCGGTGCCAATGCATCATCAACTAATTCTGGAGCACTTCGAGTTGTAGGTGGTGTGGGTATTGGCGGTAATTTATACGTAGGTGGTACTATCAATGCTTTCCAACTATGTGTTCAGAATACACTTGTAACTCAAAATTTAGTTAATAGTCCAGATATTTTTACAATTACCAATGTTACAAACGCTGTAAGTACTAACACAGGTGCTCTTTCTGTCAAAGGCGGAGTTGGTATTGGCAAAAATTTATATGTAGGTGGAAATTTATCAGTCACTGGTACTATATACGGAGCACACATAAGTGGCAATGCTTGCAGTGCCACTAACCTGTCGGGCGGATTTTCTGGGGATATTCCTTACCAAAGTTCGCCTGGTCAAACTACCTTCTTACCGATCGGTGGTAACTGTACAGCATTATTTTCAGTATGCGGGTTACCAGCATGGCAAGGGTTCTGCAATATATCTGTAGGAGTTGCTAATACTGCAACAAATCTCAGTGGAGGTATCAGCGGACAGATCCCTTATCAATCTGCTCCGGGAGTAACATCATTTATAAGCACAGGATCAGCAGGGCAAGTATTATCTAGTCAAGGTTCTTGTACTCCTACCTTTGTATCATCGGTTCGTGCAGTAAACGGTACAGCCAGTACCAGCACCAGCACCACACAAAGTTTAACAGTACGCGGCGGCCTCGGTGTTCAAGGTTGTTCGTATTTTGACTCTAATGTCAATATTGTTGGTCAACTATATCATACCGGACTCAGTCCTAGTTCGGGAATAAATGTAGATCAATTATATACAACTAGCACTCAACTTACATTAAACAAGGCCTGGCAAAATACAGGAATAAACGGTAGCTCGTTAGCCAATGGAACATATATTGTTCAAGTGTTGGTCAGTGACCAAACACAAGGCGGTGGTGAATCAAATATGTATTATAGTGGTATTATGAGCTGGTATAGCGGTAACGGCTCGGAAACTGCATTTGACGAAATTGTATTACACAGAGCAGGCGGAGTAGCAGCCACTGGTTCTATATTTTTACAGGTTCAACGTGTCAGTTCAGGATCTCCTCAGTTACAAATATCCGGCTTGACCAATAATACAGGCGCTAGCACTTATACATTTAATATTAGAAGAATGATATGACACAAAGATTAAAAGACGGATTATCAATAAACGGCATTGCATTTGTAGATAGTTCTACAAATGTAACAGCTGCCAGTGTGCATATCATAGGCAATATAGCATCGAATAGCACATCAACTGGATCATTAGTTGTTCTAGGTGGTGCGGGCATTTCTGGTTGTTTAAATGTAGGCGGAACAATCTATAGCAACGGACAACAGGTGCTAACAGCAGGTAGTGGCGGTAGTGGATATGTAATTACTGTAACAGCAGGCACTGATACTGCTGTCAGTACTAGCACAGGTAATGTCAAGGTATGGACTACTAGTACCTTACAAACAGTTACTAGCCGCGGTGCCACTACAAATGTTCCGATCTCAATTACCACATCCTCACCGACAGCATTAAGTGTTACCGGTGGTATTTCTGCGGGTAGTATTAATTCAACTGGGATTATTACTGCCACTATCTTTGTAGGAACACTAACAGGCATAGCAACATCTGCAACTAATCTGTTGAATACAAATACCATGGTTGCCTATGCTGCTACTGCATCGGCGTTAGTGGCTGCTAATTCTTATATTATATCAAATACCACTCCAAGTACTACTACTGCTACTGGTGCATTGACAGTTGCCGGCGGTGTAGGTGTAGGCGGATGTTTAAATGTAGGCGGTACAATCAATGCTACCGGTGCTTATATTTGCGGAAGCCCTGTACTAACATTATCGGGACTAGGTAGTTTCGGAGTTACTAAACTGACGGCAGGCACTGATACTGCCGTCAGTACCAGCACCGGTGTTGTAACAGTTTGGACAACATCAACATTACAAACAATATCTAATCGAGGTAGTACTACAACTAATGCCATAAACATTACCAATGCCACTGCTAGTACTTCAAGCACTACAGGCGCACTACGTGTTTCGGGTGGTGTTGGCATCGGTGGGGGATTAGTTGTCGGCGGCACTGTAACTGCTACATTGTTTGTAGGCAATTTAATTGGTACTGTATCAACTGCATCATATGCCACTACCAGCGGATATGCTCTATCATTTAATACCGCAACATTAGTTGCATCTGCAGTAACTGCTCAAACTGCTACTACCAGTTCATTTGCCACTACTAGTGGATATGCTCAATCATTTAATACCAATACTACAGTAGCCTATGCTGCTACTGCATCCTCATTGGTAGCTGCTAACTCTTATCGTATATCAAATACCACTCCAAGTACTACCACTGCCACTGGTGCGCTAACTGTAGCAGGGGGCGTAGGCATCGGTGGTTGTCTTAATGTCGGTGGAACTATTAATGCTACAGGCGTTTATATCTGTGGAAGTCCTGCACTAACACTAACAGGTCTCGGAAACTTCGGTGTTACTGGAATATCTGCAGGAACTGATACCGCAATTAGTACTACTACAGGCGTTGTTAAAATTTGGGATACATCAACACTACAAACTGTATCAGGCCGCGGTAGTACAACAACCAATGCCATAAACATCAATAATGCCACTGCCAGTACATCAACCACAACAGGTGCGCTGCGTGTTGCTGGAGGAGTGGGTATCGGTGGTAACTTATATGTAGGCGGAGGCATTGTAGGAGTTATTTCTACTGCATCATACGCTACTACCAGTGGTTATGCACTGGCATTTAATACAGCCACATTAGTCGCTGCAGCAGTAACTGCTCAAACTGCCGCCACTAGTTCATTTGCTACTACCAGTGGCTATGCACTATCATTTAATACAGCCACATTAGTTGCCTATGCTGTCACAGCTACATCGTTGGGCACAGGTGCTTACAAAATATCAAACTCCACTTCGAGTACTACTACTGCCACCGGAGCACTGACCGTAGCAGGCGGTGTGGGGATAGGCGGTTGTCTTAATGTAGGTGGTACTATCAATGCAGGTAATATCACCATCTGTGGTAGTAACGTACTTACGCTATCGGGATTAAGTAGTCTAGGTGTTACAGGAGTATTTGCCGGCACCGATACAGCAGTCAGCGCCACTACGGGCAATTTAACTGTTTGGACAACTTCTACACTACAGTCAGTTACTAATAGAGGTAGCACTACTACCAACGCTGTGACGATCAATAATGCCACACAAAGCGTATCGACTAATACAGGTGCACTTCGTGTATTGGGTGGGGTGGGCATCGGCGGCAATTTATTTGTTGCAGGTAATATTACTGCTACATCTTTGACTGTCGCCTATACTACAATTACCCAAACACTGGTTACCAGCCCGGATATATTCACTATTACCAATACCACAAATGCAATTAGTACCACAACAGGTGCATTGGTTATTGCTGGCGGTATAGGTGTTGGCGGAAACATTTATACCAGCGGTACTGTATATAGCAACGGTGTACCACTATCTAATTTTAATACCTCTACTCTGGTTGCCATCGCAGTGACTGCTACATCATTAGGTAGTGGAATTTATAAAATATCAAACTCTACTCCTAGTACTACCACTGCTACAGGTGCACTAACTGTAGTCGGCGGTGTGGGCATCGGAGGATGTTTGAATGTCGGCGGTACTATTAACGCAGGCAATATCACTATCTGCGGTAGCAATGTACTTACACTATCAGGATTAAGTAGCCTAGGTGTTACAGGAGTATTTGCTGGCACTGATACAGCAGTTAGTACTACCACAGGTAATGTAACAGTTTGGACAACTTCTACGTTACAGTCAGTTACCAATAGAGGTAGTACAACAACCAATTCAATAAACATTAGCAATGCCACTGCCAGTGCATCAACTACCACAGGCGCACTTCGTGTGTCGGGCGGAGTAGGTGTTGGTGGTAATGTATATGTAGGTGGTACTATTTTCGGCAACTTAACTGGTGTAGCATCAACTGCATCCTATGCTACCACCAGCGGATATGCTCTATCATTTAATACAGCCACAGTGGTTACCAACGCAGTAAATGCATCAAACGCACAAACTGTGTCGGGCAATCCTACTGCAGGTGTTCCGATCGTTGTTGGAACATGGGGTGGGGCAGGTTGGTGGGGTCTAGGTTCAGCTAACTCGTGTAATAATCACAATTTAAGATTTGATAAAATTTTAAGTAATGCAGCAGGAGTTTCCTGGAACAGCGCAAGTGATATAAATCTGTATCTTGGACCAAACTTGGTGTTAACCACTGCCAGCATTGGCGCATATGCGTTACCAATAACTGGCGGAACTGTTACTGGTTCTGTATATGTTAATACATCTACTGCAAGTACTAGTCCAACTACAGGTGCATTACGAGTAGCAGGTGGTGTAGGTATCAGTGGTTGCCTAAATGTAGGTGGTACTATCAATGCAGGTAATATCACTATATGTGGTAGTAATGTACTTACATTGTCAGGGTTAGGCAGTTATGGTGTTACTAAATTAACAGCAGGTACTGATACATCAGTCAATACCACTACAGGAGCTGTTACCCTATGGACAACTTCTACACTTCAATCAGTTACCAACAGGGGTAGCACAACAACCAATGCTATAAATATTAGCAATGCTACTGCCAGTGCATCAACCACTACAGGTGCATTGATTGTTGCGGGCGGTGTAGGTGTAGGTGGTAATCTATATGTAGGTGGAAATTTAAATACAGCAGGAACTATAACTGCTACTACATTTGTTGGCACACTAACTGGTGTAGCATCAAGTGCTACATATGCAGTGACTGCAGGATACGCCAATAGTTTTAATACCAATACACTGGTTACAAATTCTGTAAACGCAGTAAATGCCACTACTAGCTTGTTTGCTACCACTAGCGGTTATGCTCAATCATTTAATACCGCAACTCTAGTTGCAACCGCAGTAACTGCCAATTCACTGGGCAGCGGTGCATACAAGGTAACCAATAATACTCCAAGTACCACTACCGCTACAGGTGCTTTCCAAGTATCGGGCGGCGTTGGCATCGGAGGATGTTTGAATGTTGGCGGTACGATCAATGCAGGCAATATCACCATATGTGGTAGTAATGTGCTAACATTGTCGGGTCTAGGGTCATACGGGGTTACCAAACTAATTGCAGGTACTGATACTGCAATTAGCACAAGTTCGGGTAATGTAACTATTTGGGATACATCAACATTCCAAACTGTATCTAACAGAGGTAGCACAACAACCAATGCTATAAACATTACCAATGCCACTGCCAGTAATTCGAGTACTACAGGCGCATTACGTGTTGCGGGCGGAGTTGGTATTGGTGGATCTTTATATATTGCCAATACTAGCTATGTTGCTGGTGCACAAATTATTACCACTGCTACCATTGCTAACTATGCTGCCAGCGGCGTTACCACTGGAACCACTTCTACATTTGTTATAAGCAATAATACCCAAGCAACTTCAACCACTACAGGTGCACTGGTTGTGCAAGGCGGAGCAGGTATTGGTGGCAATTTATATGTAGGTGGTATAATTTCTTCTCCGTTGGGTTCAGGTGGGTCCATTACCGGTGCTTCGCTAATAACTACAGCAGGTCTGGTAGTCAACGGTACATTCACTTCAACCAATGTTCAAGACGTTATCGGAACAATAGCTGGCCCTACAGGCACGGTTAACTATAATTTAAATGCAGCCAGTGTTTGGTACAACACTGCTCCAACAGCAAACTGGACTGCTAATTTTACTAATGTTAGCCTCACACAGAATAGAAGTACAGTGGCCACTGTTATAGTTGTACAGGGTAGCACTCCATACGCACCGACCGCTGTGCAGATAAACGGAACTCCTGCGACTATTGCTTGGTTCAATGCAGGCACTGCTCCTCCCGGTATAGCCAATAATATAGATATATTCTCCTTTGGTTTATTAAATATTGGTGGTACTTGGACTGTATTAGGTCAATATTCAACTTATTAAACTATGCCTAGATTCGCTACAATAAACGGTGGACTAACTGGATATACCACGTTAGATGAAGGTGCAGTAAATCCCAATGCCGAATTTGTTGGGTCCACTATGTTATTTTTAATGCCTACTCCCCCTACAGGATGGGTTAAAGATACTACAAATTATAACAATAGCGGTATAAGAATAACTTCGGGAATACCTAGTCCGTCTGGTTCTGTTGCGTATACTTCGGCAATGGCTTCCTATACATTTACTGCTACTACTAGCACTTCGTCAATTGGTAGCGTTAGCCCGTATACTCTTACCACTAACGAAATGTCTCCGCATAAACATTTAATAAAATGTTGTGCAAGTGCTCAAGGGCCAAATGCAAATGGCACAGTTAAATTAAAAGCAAGTGGTTCTTTGAGTTATACAGGATTTGTACAAAGCTGTAGTTATTCATATACATCGTGTGTAGGCGGTGGTGGGTCTCACACTCATTCAAGTAGTCCTGCTACAATGACTATATCATCAGTAAAAAACATGTCTGTAAAATATGTCGATGCTATATTTGCAACCTATGTATAACAGGTAATAAATTATATGACACAAGAATTATCAACAGGCACAGTTACTATTTTTAGGCAGGCCGCGGCACCGCCATTCTGGACCAAAATCACCACATACAATGATTATACTATTAGATTGGTTACAGGCACTGCAGGTTCGGGCGGAACTGCAGGGTTTAGCCAAGTGTTTACTTCTACTATATTTTCGTCAATCACCGGAACATCTAGCGCATATAGCATATCTGGAATAGGTGTGTCACCCGCTGTTGCGGGCTGGGGATGCCATAATCACACACTTCCAAAAAGCTGTTTACCTGCATTAGTTAGTAGCAACTATGCAGTTCAGTGTGTATCTGGTCTGCCCGGTAATTATGCTATTGAATATGGCGGAGGTGGCACAAAATACACAGGGTGTGTAGGCGGAAATGTACCACACACTCATCCGTTTGTGGCAGGTCCGTCATTTCCTACCTGCAATGTACAGGTGCCTGCAGGCGGGTTTCGCCCAACAACCTCAACATCATTTGCTGTGCAGTATGTAGATGTTATTATGGCTCAAAGGAATTAAAAAAATATGGCTGCTTTAGCATTTCCTACAGGACAAGGTGCCGGTGGTGCAAAAACTATTTTCCATCAAACCTGTGCACCAACAGGCTGGGTTAAATGCACCTCGGCGTACAACTGCTACTCATTAAGAGTAGTTACAGGAACTCCCGGATCAGGTGGCACCCAACCATTTAGCACTGCATTTACATCAGGCGTATGGACTGCGACTAATTCGTTTAGTGGTGGTGTTGGTACTACCTTTCTTACTAGTTGTACCATGCCTAAACAC